AGATTGAGCAACTGCCTGAGCCTAACCACGGGTCTCACCATGGACGGCCCCTCGATGAACTCCAGTTCGCCCGAGTCGCTGGCCGATACGACTGCCGAGATGGTCCCAACGAGCAACAGCCTGCTGCCGACCACTACGCCGCCCCGATGGGAGTACGTGCCCTGGTTGAAGATGAAAACAGGGCTTCCACTGGAGCCATGGAAGACGGCCGCGTCGATAAGGAATTTGGCTTCCCCTCTGTAGTCAACATTGATAGGCGTCGCTGTGGTGCCCCTCCGTATGACTGGTAGAAGATTCACGGTGTCGAAGAGGCCAACAGGATAGCCTACGAAGGTGACTTCCTCAATCGCGTCGAGTTCGTCCAGCTGCTGCGGAGTGGGCACGACCGAAAGCGGGATGAGTCTGTAGAACGGCTTCAGACCTCTCTGCTCGAGTTGCTGTAGTAGAGGCCCCAATGGCGCCACCGCGACGTCCACGTCTGTGTCCGGGTGGCCGGTCCACAACCGCGCGAAGTCATCGGCGAAGATGTCGACTCGTTCGCCTAGAGCGGGCTTCTGGTCGGCGGCCTTCACAAAGAAGAAGCGGGCCTTCGCTGCGTTTTCCACGACATGTTTGTTCGTGACCAGAAAGGGGAAGCTCTTGCCGTCTCGCTCGTAGCCAACGGCAAAGACAGTGCCGACGGCAAGGCCGTCCGGTCTTTCGATCTCAGCGCGGATCGTACAGAAGAACAGCTGCTGGGCTATAGTCTCTACCTTCATCCGCTTGCGCCTTGGTGCCAGAATGTTGCCGTGGGTCGCGACGGGTCCATTGTACCCTATGCCTCTGGCATGCGACAATGAGCCGGCACGACCTTTTCCGTGGCGCTGGGCGCACGCACTGACGGGCAGTCTCGACGTGCTTCCTGGGGCATGGGGTCGCATGAGAAGAGGGTATTGACACCCGTCGAGGATCCGCTACACTGAGATCAACTGAATAGGGCCTGCCTACGTCACGCAAACGCGGCGGGCGCTTCTGATGTTCTTTCGAGCAGCTACCGGATGGCCGGAGCTGCAGGGAGACCGTCAGAGGCGCCCGCTTTTCGTTTTGGGGGGCAGGTCGCGAGAGCATGTGACGCCGACGGGGGCGGTCAATCCCGGGAGGAGACCAGGATGGCAGACGAAGGACAGGACACGAAGGGCCAGGAGCCACAGGGGACCGAGGGCGAGAAGGCCGCAGCCGACGCGCAGGCCCAGGCCTCCGCCGGGCAGCCGGACGCGTCGAGCGCAGCTGCTGGTCAGAAGACCGGGGCCGCACAGCAGACCCAGACGCCGGGGGAGTCGTCTTCTTCGAAGGCGACAGAGGATAGGCCGGCCGCAGGTGATGCGGCGGGCAAACAGGCGGAAGGCGGCTACCGGATCTCCCTGACCGAGGAGCAGCGGAAGCGCCTGCTCGACGAGGGCGTGCTCGAGGTCTCGGAGGACCAGTACACCTCCGGGGTCCGCCAGCAGATGGAGTCACTGCGGCGCCGTGCCACCTCGGCGGAGAAGCGGCTGTCCGAGATCGCGGCCGCGCAGGAGGAGGCCGAGCGCAAGGCCCTCGAGGAGCAGGAGCGCTACAAGGAGCTCTATGAGAAGGAGCGCCAGGGCCGAGAGACCGAGGCCACCGCTCGGCGCGAAGACCTGATCCGCTCTCGCTTCCTGCTGTCGGCCCAGTCCAGGGGCATCGTGGATCCCGACGTCGCCTTCGTCATCGCCAAGGGAATGCCCGAGTTCGCGGGCGTGAAGTTGGACGATGAGGGCAACGTCGCGGGCATCGACGCAGTGATCGAGTCTCTCGTCACCAGCAAACCCTACCTGGTTTCCCAGACCCAGCACAAGCCACAGAGCGTGGGGGCGGCCAGCAACCCGGCTCCTCAGAGCCCACCGCCTCCCAAGAATCTCGCCGAGGCCGGGGACCGCCTGGAGCAAGCACTGCGCACAGGCGCGACCTAGTCTCTTGGCAGCAAGGGGTAACCGATGGGTGCAGACACAACCACGCTGGCCGAACTGATCGTCCAGCTCTACAAGGGGCCGTGGGTGGAGGCCCTCAACACGAACACCTTCCTGCTCACCCGCATCCAGCAGAAGCAGGGCGCGGGTGAGGGGGTGCGATGGCCGGTCCGGTATGCCGGCAACACCTCCGCCGGCTCCTACGCGGAGGGTGACTCCGGCGCGGGCGCCGGGAACCAGGGCTTCAAGAAGGCCTTCCTCGGCTGGAAGCTCAACAAGGTCGAGGTGGAGGTCTCCGGCCTCGCCCAGTCGGTCGGTGACGCGGGCGGCATGATCGTACCCGCGCTGCGGACCGAGCTTGACCTGGGTCTGGCTGACGTCCGTGGCAACATCAACACCCAGCTGATGTCCGATGGCACCGGCAACTCCGGCAAGGACATCACCGGGCTGTTCGCCGGGATCGCCGATACCGGGACCTATGCCGGCCTGGACCGCGGCACCTACACCTGGTGGAAGGCCTACGTCAACGCGAACGGCGGCACTCCCCGCAACCTCACCGAGGAGCTCATGCGGGACGTGAAGTCCACGGTGGAGGGGCGGGGCGGCCGGGTGAAGGCGATCTACGCCGGCTCCACGCAGTGGTACCGCTACGGCGACTTGCTGCGGGCGGAGCGACGCCAACAGAGTCCCACCTCCCTCACCGGCGGCTATCAGGCGCTGGACTTCGAGGGGGTGCCGGTGATCAAGGTGCCTGGGTACCCACAGACCCGGATGGACTGCGTGGACGAGGACCTCCTCGAGTACGTAGTGCTCAAGGACTTCGAGGCCAAGCCCATGGCCAAGACCAAGGACTCGGACGTGATCTGGGTCACCCACTACAGCCAGCTGGTCTGCCGGAACCCCTATCGCATGGGGAGCCTGCAGGACCTGGCAGCGTGAGGGGGTGAGCCATGGGCGTGGCGCGGATCATCGCTGACTGCCGGGACGGGCGCAAGATCGCCCGGGGTGTGACCGCGGTGACGGGGTCGGAGGCCGATCTCGACACCGGACTGGATCAGGTGGAGGACGTGATCGTCTCGGTCAAGCGCTCCACGGCACCCGGACTGGACGTGGCGCTGGCGACCTGGTCGCTGGGCGCGGCCGCCGGGCAGATCAGCCTCTACTGCTGGAAGCCGACGTCGGCCAGTGACTGCACACTCATCGCGGCCACCGCGGCGGTGGATGTCGAGTGGCTGGCGATCGGCAAGTGACGGCATGGGGCCGGTCATCGCGGCCGGCCCCACGCCACTCTGGAGGAGAGCATGCGAAGAGAAGCGATGCCCTTGCCCGATGAGGGCGAGCCTGAGGACAAGCAGGACGAGCAGACAGCGACGGAGGGAGCGGCGCCATCCGCGGCCGCCACGGCCACGGTTGATGCCCCGAAGCCGACCGGGAAGCTCACGGCGCTGATGGCGTTGGAGGAGCCGGCGCGTACGGAGGCGCTTGAGAAAGCGACCACCGCCGGACTGACCGTCAGCCTGCGCAGCAGGACCGGCAAGGACGTGCAGTGGCGCTATGGAGAGCACATCCTGGTGGTGCCGCCGGAGCCGAAGCCGTTCGCGGCTGCGCACGCGATCCATCTTCTGTTCACTGCTCCACATCTCGTGGAGGAAGTCGAGGACTGAGCGGTGGCGATCGACGCGACGCTCGGCGGTGAGAGCAGCAACTCCTACGTCACGCTGGCGGAGGCGGAGGCCTACTTCGCCGAGCGGATCCACTCTGACGCGTGGGCCGGCGCCTCCGAGGCGGACAAGGAGAAGGCGCTGCTGACCGCGTGTCGCCATCTCGAGCGACTCCGGTACTGGAACGGGAACCAGCCGGCATTCACTGACCCCCGTCAGCGGCTGACCTTCCCGCGCACGCCCGATGTCGATGCCGACGGGAGCTACATCATCCCGCAGCCGGTGAAGGACGCGCAGTGCGAGGAGGCGCTGGCCCTGCTCGGCCGGGGTGCAGAGCAGGAGCGGAGGCGCTCACTACAGGCCGCCGGGGTGACCTCGTTCTCGGTGGAGGGCCTGAGCGAGTCGTACGCGCCCGGCGCGGTGCAGCAGGCTCTTGGGAGTGCCGAGGCTCGCACGCTGCTCGCCTCCCTCATCTGCCGGGGCGGAGTGATCGCGACCTCCGACCGGCTGGAGGGAGAGTTCACGGCGGGGAGCGGGTGATGATCCTACTCCGCCGAGGCTACGTAGGACCATGATCGGGGACTACCTCGCCCAGACGATCTGGCGGAAGCCGAAGACCGGTGTGGACGGTTACGGGCAGCCGACGTTCGGCAGTCCGACTGAGACGAAGGGCCGCTGGCTGGAGAAGCGCCGCCTGGTGCGCAATGCCGAGGGAGAGCAGGTGATC